TAGAGCAGTGGATAAAGACAGAGCGAATCCCTGCCGACTTCGAGTTAAAACAAATTGTAAATAAATTATACTAAACAAGCGAGACAATGAAAAACGTAAAATTAAAAAAAATCAGACTTCTGAATTTTAAGGGTGTCCGTAACTTGGAGATTGATTTTAATGATGAAATCACTTCCATATACGGCAAGAATGCCAGTGGCAAGACCACAATCTTTGATGCCTTCACGTGGTTGCTCTTCGGCAAGAACAGTGACGACAAGGCTAAGTTTAACATCAAAACTCTGGATGCGCAGGGCAATGTAATTGAGCGTCTGCCACATGAGGTTTCGGCAGTGCTGGAGGTTGACGGCAAGGAACTGCAGTTATGCAGACGTCTCAAGGAAAAGTGGACGAAGAAAAGAGGATGCACTGTTGAGGAGTTTACAGGCAACGAGGAGGAGCGGTTATACAATGACGTTCCGATGTCCGTAAAGGAGTGGCAGGAGAAGATTAACGCTATATGCTCAGAGGATATTTTCCGCATGATAACTAACCCGCTTTACTTTCCGACCATGCGATGGGATAAACAGCGTGAGGCACTTATAAAGATGGCTGGGGATGTTTCAGTGGACGAGATTGTGGCGCACGACCCGCAGACGTTCGGCGCACTGATTGACCAGCTGAACGGCAAGACACTGGAGGAGTACAAGCGTGAAATCCTCGCAAAGAAAAAACGCATCAAGGAAGAGGTCGACACAATTCCGTCACGCATAGACGAGCGCAGAAGGGACATCGTTACGACTTATGATTTCGCCCTGCTGGAGGCTCAACTGCACTACAAGGAAAAGAAAGCGGAAGAGATAACGGAGCAGTTGAATGATGCCCGAAAACTGATGTTCGCTGACGCTGACAAAGACAAAGTCAGTGAGGAACGCAGAAGGCTTAAAGCTGATGTCGATATGCGTAAGATGGAGATTGAGAAAAGCGTATCAGAGTCTTATTCTGCACTGATGAGCAGATATATCAAGACAAAGACCCAGATTGCGGAAACAGAATCAAAAATCCAGTATTTAAATATGCAGAACGACATAGTGGGCAGACAGCTTGTCACGGCAAGAGCGAAGCGTGGCGAACTGCTTGCAAAGTACAAGGAGTTGAAGAGCCTCACGCTGGAGTTCAACGACACGAACTTTGTCTGCCCGACATGTGGCAGACCTCTTGAAGCTGACCAGATAGAGCAGAAGCAACAGGAGATGATTATGAATTTCAACCGCAACAAGGCAGAGCAGTTGGAACGTAACATCGAGCAGGGAAAGGCGGTCAAGGCAGAAATCGAAAAATATGAGCAGACGTTGAGTGATTATGCCGAGCAGTTAGACAATCTGAACGCAGACTTAGCGAAATGGAAAGAGGACATCCCAGCAGAACCGCAACCGCTGAGCAGGGAGGAGGTGACGAAAATCATTATTAAGGATGAGCGTTATCTGATGTACTGCAAGAGACTGCAGGACTACGACAAGGCGCACACTGAAAGTGAAAGCACTGACAACGGACTGCAGGCTAAGGTGGACGAACTGAGCAGGACGCACAAAGAACTGATGGATAAAATCTCCGAAATCAAGACGCAACTCTCAATCAAGGACGCAAACGAAAGCAACGAAAGACGTATCAAGGAGCTGGAGACTGAGTTACGAAATGCGAGCGATGAACTGACAAGGCTGGAGGGCATAGAGTTTACGATTAAGGAGTTCACGGAGGCGCGAATCAATTTAATTGAAGAGCACATTAACAGTCTGTTCCAGCTGGTACGTTTTAAGATGTTTGAGACGCAAATCAACGGAGGCGAGGTCGAAACCTGCAAGGCGACTGTCAACGGTGTGCCGTTTGAGGACTTGAATAGCGCAATGCGCATTAACGCAGGACTTGACATCATCAACGCTATCTGCAAGACATTGCAGACGACTGCGCCGATATTTTGTGACAACAGTGAGAGCGTGAACCAACTTATCGTAACGCAGAGCCAGATTATAAGGCTTGTCGTAAGCGAGGATGAGACATTGAGAATAGCTTAAAAATCATTAACCCTTTAACTTATTTTTATCATGGCAAATATTAAGAAAAACAAGCCCGTGGACGTGCTTAAAAACGTCCTCTCAGCAGACAGTGTACAGGAGCAATTTGAGAAGGCACTGGGCAAGAACCACAGAGACGCATTTCTGGCATCACTCATTGACTTGTATGTCGGTGACACCGCACTGCAGAAATGCCCACAGCATCTAATCGTGTCAGAGGCATTGAGAGCCGCCACAATGCACTTGCCAATCAACAAGGCACTCGGTTTTGCTTACATCGTAGTGTTTAACACAAACGTTAAGATGCCCGATGGAACATGGCAGAAAGTTCCGACACCTACATTTATCCCTGGGTACAAAGGTTACATCCAGCTTGCGATGCGTACTGGACAGTACAAGAACATCAACGCAGATGTAGTGTATGAAGGCGAGATAAGCGGTTACAACAAACTCGCTGGGACGATTGAGTTCAACGGCAAGAAGAAGAGCGACAAGATAATCGGTTACTTTGCCTACATTGAGATGCTGAACGGCTTTTCAAAGACACTGTATATGTCCGTAGAGGAGATGGCAAACTATGCGCTCCGTTACTCTCCAAGTTTTAAGGGGCGCAACAAGCCGTCAGTGGACGCACTTGTAAAGAGTGCTCAGACGGACGCACCCAGCAATAAGGTAGGCTGGGAAGGCAATTTTAACGACATGGCGATAAAGACCGTCATACGCAGGCTAATCAGCAAATACGGCTATATGTCAATCGAGATGCAGAACGCAGTCATCGGAGACGTAAAGACGGAGAGCGCAGAAGCTATCCGCAACGATGAGTTGGCTGAGATGGACGCTGAGACCGTTGAGATAGACGTTGATGCGGTTGAGGTAGCTGGTACTCCTGCAATCCCTTCCACTGCTGAGAACACAGCTGACGCACAGGCAGACGCAACTGACGATCCTTATTAACAGCTGATTGTATGAGATTGAAAGTAATATTATCATCCAGTGCTGGGAACTGCTACCTCCTGCAGAGTTCGGGAGGTAGCACCCTAATTCTCGAGGCTGGTGTCCCAGTGACGGACATCAAGAAAGCGATGGGATTCACACTGCAGGGTGTCGTCAGCTGTTTAGTTACACACAAACACAACGACCACGCAAAGAGCGTGTCAGAACTGCTTAAACTTGGCATCCCAGTGTGTACGTCCTCTGACGTGCTGGAGGCGAAGGAAGAGCAGGACAATGTGTTTTCCGTGCAACTGAGAGAGCGTGAGCGTAGGGAGCTGGGAGGCGGTTTTTACGTCACTCCGTTAAAGGCATTCCACGATGTCCCCTGTCTTGCCTACATTGTAGAGCATGAGGAGATGGGCAGACTGCTATTCGCCACTGACACCTACAAATTGCCGTACAAAGTGAAAGGACTGAATCATCTGATGGTGGAATGTAACTATCAAGACGATGTCCTCGCATGGAACATGGAGCATGGCAACTGCATCGCATCATTGCGTGAGCGGCTGATGCTTACACACATGGAATTGCAGACAACGCAGAAGGTTGTGAAAAAGAATCTGAGTGCGAACTTGCAAGACGTGGTTCTCATTCACTTGTCTGCAGACAACAGCAACGCAGGACAGATGCAGAAAGAAATCTCGGCAGTGTGCGGAATCCCTGTCTATGTCGCTGATACTGGCTTGGAGATAGCAATGGATTTAAACCCCTATTGAGCATTATGGGAAAGGACAGCTTTATATTTTACCGTGACTGGCTTGACGGTCTGAGAGGTCTTGATGTCACGACAAGGCTGGAACTGCTGGAGGCTATTATCTACTACGGACTGGACGGAAAGGAAATGGAATTAAGTGCGCTGGCAAAGGCAGTGTTCGGATTTATCAAACCCCAGTTAGACCGAAACGCAGACAAGTATGAGCAGATGTGTGAGCGCAACAGGGTTAACGGCAGGAAAGGCGGAGCACCAAAAGGAAACCAGAACGCGAGGAAAAGCGAAAACAACCCAAACAACCCAGTCGGTTGTAATACAACCCAAAACAACCCAAAACAACCCAAAACAACCGAAATAACCCAAAACAACCCTAATGATAATGATAATGATAATGATAATGATAATGATAATGATAATGACATAGAAAAAAAAGATGAAAATAAATTTTCATCACAAAAAAAATATTTCAGACCACCCTCTGTTGACGAGGTTGAGCAGTATTGCAGGGAGCGAGGCAACGGAATAGACGCAAACGCATTTGTGAGTTTTTACGAGTCGAAAGGGTGGATGATAGGGAAAAACAAGATGAAGGACTGGCGGGCAGCCGTCAGAACATGGGAAAGAAAAAGAGAACCAATAAACATAATGACAAATGGAATCACTACAGACAACGATAGACGAAAGATTGAAAGAGCTCAGAGAGACGCAGAGGCAGTTGCCGTCATCTCGCACCTGCTCGACACAAACACAGTTGACGCAGGAGCAGGAAGCAGAACTGAGGACTTTTCTCCTGTCTAACTCTCCAGCAGTTCAGAGCGACATAGCCGTCAGTCCTTACAACTGTATGTTCGGCAATTTCCCAACGTTGTCGCAGTTGCGGAAAGACTACGGAAAGAACGCACCACTGGCATGGCTCATTCCACAGCTGAAAGACTTGTCAGAGTTCTGCGGAGTCAAGGAGAAAATAACAGTCGAGCAGCTGCAGAGCCTTGCAAAGGTCATCACGTCTGAGTTCGGTTATCTAAAGACATCTGAGGTCATGTTATTTCTGCATCTGATGAAATCTGGACGGTACGGCCAGTTTTACGGAGCGATAGACCCCATGAAAATAACCACTGCATTACGCACATTTCTGGCAGACCGAAACGACTACTTCTACCGCCTCGAGCAAAATCGAAAGGAAAGGAAGCAGGACGAGGCAAGACAGGGGGCAGTGACTTATGAAGAGTACCAGCGGATGTTAGCAGATGGCGAAATACTTTAAATTTTGCGTCTGCCATGCGATTTGACGCATGATAACCGCAAATATGATAAATTACAAGCAAAACAATTTAAAACGAATTAGAACGCATTAAAACGAAAAATTATGAAGACAAACGCAGAAAAATTAGCTGAGAAGGTAGCGAGAGCAATGCAGGAGCAACAAATCCCCGCTATCCTCGTCACTGCTGACAGAGAGAAAAAACGCACTGGGGTGGTGATGGATGTCCGAAAGGAAAGTCAAGACATGAATATATCATTCCTTCTTGATGCAGTTCTGAACGGTGAACCTACTGGGGCACTCTTAAACGTAGTGTTGTCAACTGCTACTATATTATGCGCTAATCTCCCAGAGCTGGAGCATAAATTTTATAGCCTCATAGACAAGTGCAAGAAAGCGCAGAAACCAGTGACAACTAACAAGGCAGAGGCATAGACGATGGAAAATCAACTACAGGAATATATAACTGCTCTGCTGGAGAAGGACGGCTACAATTTGGGTGAAATCATCATTGACCGTCTTCTCCCCAGCAGGGAGAACGAGATAAGGAAACAGTGTGAAATCAAAATCAGTGTGACTTATGAGCAACGTGACAGACACAAGTGAGTTGATCCCCGATAAACTTGACAGAAACATTATAACTGCCATCATGTATAACAATTTCTTTCCTCGACACTATTGAAGTGAAAGAGGTGGACTTGGAATATGAAAGAGATTGACTATTGGTTAGAAGATACCGATGATGAGAGCAAGCTGCCACCATACGATGAGGAGGTCATCGCTCTTTGGCATCCTGAACCGAAACTGCCGAAAAAATATGTGATTTATTAAACTCAGCGAACTTAAACTATTGTGATTATGTGGGTCAAAGTAGATTATTCGACGGAAGCCAAGAAAAATCCTCGTCCTAACATGGCAGGAGAGTGGGCAATTTACACAAAAAGACACTGGTGGAATAAGTGGGTTGAAAGACATACTTATGCTGATGTAAATTGGGCAACAAGGGACGCAGAGAAAATGGTAGAATATCCAAAGTATTATCATAAATGGAAATAATTATGGAACTGATTGACAAAAGTAAGTTATTAGAGGGACTTAAAAAACTAAGACAGAATCTTTCTGCGTCTCCTATTGTAGTAATAGAAGATGTTGAATCCTTCGTAGAAAGTCTTGAAATTAAAGAGGTGGACTATAATAATACCATCATTGAGAGGGCTTGTGAACTTCTTGCGAGAATGATATGGGAAGTAACTATCGAGGAAAACGAGACCTGCAAAGTAAGGATGAAGGTGGTGTTTGAGGAGACGGAATAATGGACTATAACTGTATTATCGGAATTGACCCAGGGGCGAACGGAGGTGTCTCAGTGTGTGCAGACGGACGTGTGACGGTCATAAGAATGCCAAATAACGTTGCACTGCTCAGTGATGCGCTCACGCATTACAGGCAGAATTTCAGAGCCGTTGCGTTTGTTGAGAAACTTGCAATCAGACATGATGATTTGCAGGGAGGCAAGGTCTTCCGCATCCGTAAGATGATAGCGAACCAGGAGCAGTTGAAAGCCGTCTTGTCTCTCTGCGGTCTTGACATCTGCGAGGTTCATCCGCTTACTTGGCAGTCGAGACTGGGACTTCGCATCGTTGGAGAGGAAAAGAGCGAGAGGAAACGCAGGTATAAGACTATCGCCTCCGAGCTCTACCCGCAAGTCAAGGTGACGATGTGGAACTGCGACGCACTGCTCATTATGCGCTACGGCAGGACGATGCTTGAATCAACACAGCGGAAGGATGTCCGCTGGCTGGCTGGCAACTTAATTATTAACTCTAACAATAGTATTTATAATTTAATTTAAATTAAAGACAGTATGAAAATACAAAAGAAAACGATGTACAACATCGTATTTTATAGCTGGGCAACACTGACGATTGTCTGCTATATCTGGGGATTGGTATCACTTGTAAAATGGATTATTAACTTGTTTTAGCAATGAGTTTGAACAGAGCAGAAATTATCGGCAACATTGGCACAGAGCCAAATGTCAAAGAGTTCAGTGACGGTGGCATGGTCTGTAATGTCACTATCGCCACAACTGAGAAAGGTTTCATGACAAAGGACGGACGCAAGGTCGAGGAGCGGACGGAGTGGCACAACGTCACGTTCCGTGGCGGCCTCGCAAAGGTCGTGGGCAAGTATGCGCACAAAGGCGACAAGGTGTATGTGAGCGGAAAGTTGAAAACCCGCCAGTATGAGAAGGACGGACAGACGAAATACGTGACGGAGATAATTGCAGAGACCTTTGAGTTTATGCAGGCGAAAGGAAACGGGCAGAACGTACAGAGCGCAATCAACAACCTTGCAGGAGCATTGGACGATTATGGAGAGCCGTTCTGAGCATCATAAACCCGACAACATCTACGGATTGCAGACGGACAGCAGGGGGCAGGTCCTCTCGCTGTTCGTCCGTCAGCCGTTTGCCAGTGCGTTGTGCGAAGGTCTGAAAAATATTGAGATTCTCAGTGAGGACACGGAGGTGCGTGGCAATATCCTCATTTGCTCAACACCCACTCCAGACTATCCAAGCGCACAGGGAGGTTGTGTCATCGGCATCGCTGAATTGTATGCCGTGAAGCCTGTCGCAGACTTGACTGCTGAGGAATGGGAGCAGACAAGGGTGCAGGATAAGGAGCGTGTCAGAGGCGGTTATGCGTGGATGTTCCGCAATCAGAGAAGAGCGGTCGAGCTTCCAGTGCTTCCGTCATCAGACAGAGTGCGATATATGGAAATAGACGTGGATAGTGTGATGTTATACCCGCAATTCGTTTACTACGACAAATAATGGTAGTTGGAGACAACGACAAGACTGCTGTGTGCAAGGTGTGCGGAAAGGAAAAACCGCTGGGCGATTTCTACATATATGAGACCGCTGGTAGACTTTATGCCTCGTCACTCTGCAAGCAGTGCAAAAAAGAACGGGTAAGGATGATTTACTATCTCAGAAATAAAGGCATCATAAGGCAGGTGCGGAAGCAGAGCGAGGACGAGGACGCTGACATGGACGGAATGTCACGGCTGTTTGACGTAAGGGACAAGACGGTTTATGCCCGTCTGATTTGGTTTGACGGCACATGGCATGACGAGTTCACTCCAGTGCTCCAGATGGATTCCGTGGCACTCTGTTACAGATGTCTCCCAGTGCTAAAGGACTTGTCGACCGCAGAGCTCAAAGACATGAGGACGGAGTTCCTGCGGTCGCATCCAGATTGGAAGAATACAGACGAAAATCAATAAATTAACTAATTTTGCAAAAATTAAAAATTTAGAATTATGGCGAAAAACAATGAATTTATCACTATCAGTCTCTCGAAACTTGAACCGAACGAGGGACAGCTGGAAGGTCTCCCGTCAAATCCCCGACAGATAACAGAGGCGAAGATGGCACTGCTGAAACAGAACATCAAGCAGTACCCAGAGATGCTTAAATTACGCTCTCTGATGGTCTATCCGATGGATAACGGAAAATACATCATCATTGGCGGTAATATGCATTACACTGAGGACGAAATCGTGCGTCAAATCGCCTCTTATAACGCAAATTTTGTAGTTTTTACAGGGGGTGAGCCTACACTGCAGTTAACTGAATCACTTGTCGACAAAGTCCATGCAATCAGAGATGATATGTACATTGCAGTGGAGAGCAACGGAACACATGATTGCGTCGGCAATGTGAATTGGCTGACAATATCCCCGAAAGACCTCTATCTTGGTGAAAAGGCAAAAATATGTCGCCAGTTCTGCAATGAGTTCAAGATTGTGTGGGATGGTGTTGTAGATATACCAAATTATTTAGAAACTTATCTAAAGGATTGGTATTTACAACCTCATTTGTATTTACAACCATGTGATACTGGAGATATAGATAAGAACAAAGAGATTATTAACAAGTGTGTTGAATTTGTAAAAAATAACCCGAAATGGAAATTATCAATCCAACTGCAGAAGATTTTGAACGTGCGATAAAAACCATTCTGCGCTACATAGGAGAAGACCCAGAGCGGGAGGGTCTGAAAGGGACGCCAGACAGAATACTGCGAATGTGCAAAGAGTTGTTCAAGGGGTACAAGGATGAGGAAAAGCCTAAAATTACCACCTTCCACAACGATATGCACTCAACGGACATCGTGTTTGACTGCGGTGATTATTACTCGCTGTGTGAACATCATCTCCTGCCTTTCTTCGGTCGCTATTACTTTGCATACATACCGAAGGAGAACGGACGCATTCTCGGCATCTCGAAAATCGCCAGAGTTGTCAACTACTGCTCTGCAAGACTGCAACTGCAGGAACGACTGGCAAGACAGATTGTGAAGACGCTTTCAGATGCACTGGACGGACAAGTGTACGGAATGGCGATAGTCATGAAGGGAAAACACCTCTGCAAGGTTATGAGAGGCGTGAAGAATAACGGAGAAATGACTGTCGCACACCTGTCTGGCATATTTAAGACTGACGCTGATGCCAGAAGGGAATTTTATAAATTAATTGAGTGTAATAGATAATAATTATATATATATGGCTAAAACAAAGTTGACAAAGGACTTTATAAAGAAGGCTTATGAATGGGTCTGCGAGAACGGGCTCATGGATGACGGCGGTGCAAAGTTTGTCGACTTTTGCAAGGCTATGTGTATAGACAACGTAACATATTACAACTATATCGGAGGCAGTTATGCGCTCTCTTCTGAATTTTCAGAGGCTATCAAAAAAGCAAAGCAGGTCTTTAGGCAGAACTTGGAGGTTGACTTGGTTGTCAGCCTTGCCAAGTCTGCCAAAGGCTACCGATGGCAGAAAAAGCGGACTGAGTACAAGGACGTGAACGGAAAACCGCAAATCGTGAAGCAGATAGTCGAGGATGTTGACGTACCTCCAAACACTGGTGCGGCCATCTTCCTGCTCACGAACATTGCGCCAGACAAATGGAAAAACAAGCAGTATATCGACAGCAGGGAGACGAAGGAGACCAAAATCAAGGTCGACTCAGACGCTGAGATACTGGACGAGATACCTGCCGATGTGCTTGCAGACATCACTGAGACATTGCAGCTGGCTCTGCAGAAAGAAGAAGATAATGGCACGGAAGATGACAGTTAGACAAGTTGAAAGACATTACTGCGGTGAGTGTGCAATCGGTACACCCGACACCTCATTCGTGAATCAGAGTGTGGACGGACGACCTATCTGCGTTGTCTGCCCACACCACAAGTTTAAGAGATTAATGCGAGAAATCGCCTGTGAGCGTTTCAAAATGAAGAAATGAGCAATTTATCATCCGAGAAAATAAAACGCATTGTAGAGCGTGACAGACGGCAAATCATGCGTATAGGCTCACGTCAAAGACTGATAAACTTTGTCCGTTACCTCATGCCAGACTTTATCACAACGGATTTCCATAAAGTTTACTACGAGGTACTTGACAGGTTTGCCCATGGAAAAATTAAGCGGTTGATTATTCAGATGCCACCCCAGCATGGCAAGTCGCTCGGATCGTCACGTATGCTCCCAGCATATATCGAGGGGCTGAATCCAGACAAGCGCATTTGTATAGGCAGTTACTCCACGACCATCGCCCGAGACTTCAACAGGGACGTGCAGCGCATCATTGACTCTGACGCATACAAGGAGCTTTTCCCCGACACTTTCCTCAGCACTGGAGGAAACAATATGTACCAGCGAAACAGTGATGTTATTGAGATGGTCGGACATACTGGCTCGTTGCGAGTGGTCGGTCGTGGCGGTAGTCTGACATCCAAGACAGTTGACATCTCAATTCTTGATGACGTCTACAAGGACTATGCAGAGGGGAACTCGCCTGTCATCCGTGAGGCTGCATGGAAATGGTACACGACAGTCGTCCGCACACGTAAGCATAACCAGTCGCAGGAGTTAATCGTCTTTACGAGATGGCACGAAGATGACCTAATCGGACGCATTGAGAAGAGTGGCGAGAAGATTGTGGATGCACGTAGCTGGGCAGACATCGAGCACATAGACCCGACTGCATGGTTACGCATCAACTTCGAGGCGTTGAAGACTGGAGACCCGACAGAGCTTGACCCGAGGCAGAGCGGGGACGCTCTGTGGGAGACAAGACACAGCAGAAAGCGGTTGGAGGAGCAGAGGGAGTTAGACCCAGTGCAATTTAATTGCTTGTTTCAAGGCAACCCAGGAGGTGCGGAGGGTCGGCTTTATCATGAATTCAAGACGTACATTGACAAGAACGATTACGGCACATTCGTCCGTAGTGGCTGCTATATTGACGTGGCAGACGAAGGCAGTGACTACCTCTTTGCCGCCTGCTATGAGATACGCAGAAGCCAGTCGCAAGTATTCAACGAGCAGAAGAAACGTTTTGAGCCGTTGTTATTTGCTCTCGTCACGGACATGGAGATGACGGACGAAAGCACCGAGATAACCACTACGACAATCCCTGCCATGATTAACCGCAACGATGTGCAGAAAGTATGGGTGGAGAGCAACGCAGGGGGCAGTCAGTTTGAAAAGACCATCAGCAAAAAGGTGCGGGCAATGACAACTCCATTCTATCAAGGCGGTAACAAGGAGTCGAGAGTGCTCACCTGCTCTGCCATGGTAAACACGCAAATCATCATGCCGTTCGGCTGGGAAAACCGTTTCCCACGCATCCACGAACATCTCATGACCTTCTTACGCAACTTCGGAGCGAACAAACATGATGATGCTGAGGACGCATTGACTGGGGTGTATGAAAAAGAGCTGGCAAACGGCAACGCACTGCCATACGGACATCAGCAGAGAGGTGTAGTCAGACGTAATTAGACACTCTTTAAATTGGAAGAATTTTTATTTAAACGCAAACATTTCGTATATTTGCACCGTTATCAAATAGTTACGCAGAGGGTTAGCTTAACTTGATGATTGATTTTCATTTATTAATTTACCTAAAAATCAATTAGTTATGAGTATTTGCAAATGCCCTGCATCCACTGCTCTTGCTGACATCCCTGCAGTAACTTGCACTGAATCATTCGGGCAAATCCAGAAAGTCGCTTTTCAGCGCATCTACTCCAGCGGTACGACTAAGAACTCGTTTACCACTGCGGCCGCTATCGACAAGAAAGCATCGTGGACTGCTCTCACTTCTGCGGCTGATTCCACAAAAATCGTCATCAGTCCTTACATCCAGGCACCGACTTCCGAGGCTGGTGCTGCTCGTACCTTCGGAGGCGGTAATGAGACACTGGGAGGTGTTGAGGAGATTATCGGTCGTGAACCGACTACGTTCTCGGCAGTTCTCCGCCGTATTCCGCAGAACGTAATCAAGGCACTAAAGGAATTGCAGTGCGAGTCATGGGCGGACAATCTCGGTGTCTATCTGTTTGACGATAACGGCAACATTGAGGCACTGCAGGACGAGACTACACCAACGACCTACTACCCGATCCCGATTCGTGCGCTGTTCATCGGTGACAAGAATCACGGAGGCTTGGAAGAGCCAGACAGCAACGCAATCAGCTGGACTTTCCTGCCCAACTACAGCGACAATCTCGCAATTATCGCCCCAGACGATTTCAACCCTCTTACTGACTTGTAGCCATGAATGCTAAGACTACCGTCGTGAAACTCTCATGTGTGGCGATAGGAGTCGAGCAGAGAGAGTTTGAAATCAGCCACGCAGAGCGGTTGTTAAGCATCCACAACAATGGCGGGTGGTACTTGGACGACAAAGAATTTAAATTTGACAATGGCAATATCGTACGAAGACATACGGAGAAGGCTGGAGAAGCACGGAAAGCAGGCGGTAAAGAATAGGGCAATCTACCACCAGAACCGCATCCGTTTCCACGCACAGACGCAACTGACTGCATTTAACTATATGCAACCAGTTGCGGATTTCTTCGCTTATGTCGAAAATATCTTGCCACATGACAAGTTTAAAATCTTCAAGACCCTTTTCAGATTCCCTGTCAAGACAAACGAGGTTACGTCCATCTGCTTTGACAAGCTGTCGAGAGTGTTTGACGGACGCAACCCAGCTTTCGAGTACCAGTTCACAAATCCCGAGACACGGGATGACTGGGAGGACTATCGGAAGCGTGTCCTTAAAGAGCCGAAGGTTTGGCAGTCGAAAGGCTGGGAGAACTTCAAGACTGAGATTAACTCCATACTTGTCTGTGACCTGCCCGAGGAGCAACGCAGTGAGCGTCCAGAGCCTTATTTCTACTGGCTGCCCATTGACGATGCCATAGACTGGGAGTGCAGGGACGAGCGCATGGAGTTCGTTGTGTTCAAGCAACGTGACAAGCGGATAGTCGTCATAGACGATTATTCCTACCGTGTGTTTACTGAGGACAAGTCGCAGAACATCGGCACACTTATCTCTGAGCATCCGCATGACTTAGGCTATTGCCCCGCCAGCTTTTTCTGGGCTGATGCCGTATCAATGGCAGAACCAGACATCAAGCAGTCAGTGTTGACAAAGGAGCTGGAGTCGCTCGACTGGTTTCTGTTCTATCATATCAGCAAACGTCACTTAGACTTGTATGGCAGTTATCCCATCTACAGCGGTTATGAGCAGTCTTGCGACTTTTCAAACGCTGAGAATGGAGACTATTGTGACGGTGGATTCGTTAAAGACCGCCAAGGTTACTACAGGCTTGACCAGGCTGGACTGCTGATGCGTTGTCCGAAATGCGGTGACAAGCGCATAGCAGGTGTCGGCTCTTTCGTTGAGATTCCAATCCCTGCCGATGGTCAGCCAGACCTCCGAAACCCAGTGCAGATGTTATCCGTTGACCGCTCGTCACTCGACTACAACGTGGACGAGGAAGAGCGTCTGAAAAACAATATCATCACAAGCGTTGTCGGCACTAACGAGGAAATAACCACACGTGACGCACTGAATGAGCAACAAATCAGAGCGAATTTCGAGAGCCAGTCAACTATCCTTAACCGTGTAAAGAAAGGGTTTGAGAGTGCGCAGAAATTCGTAGATGACACGATATGTAAATTGCGCTACGGCTCAGACTTCATCGATTCGACTATCAACTACGGCACGGAGTTTTTTATCTACGATGCCAACGAACTACGTGAGCGGTACAAGGTGGCGAAGGAAAGCGGAGCGAGTGAAAGCGAGCTTGACGCACTGCAGGATCAAATAATCGAGACTGAGTACCGCACAAACCCAGCACAACGCAGACGGATGATGATTCTTGCAGAGTTAGAGCCGTACCGCCATCTGACGAGGGACGAGATTACAACGCTCTTTGACAAGGGTATCGTGACTGCAGATGAGATGAGGTTAAAGCTCAACTTCAATTCGCTCATAAAGCGGTTTGAGCGGGAGAACACCGACATTCTGACGTTCGGGAGCGCAATCCCATACGACAGGAAAATCGAGATAATACGTGAGACGTTGGACGGCTACGCAAATGAGAGCGCAGTTCGGGAAGAGCCAACAGAACCAATTATTAATCAAAATCAATAAACCATGTTAGTTAAGTTAGAAGACGGACGCATGAAGGATGTGGCTATCACGGAGGTTACTCCCGAGAACTACATCGTTCCCGATGGCGAGGAATGCTCATGGCATTGTATCATTGAGGTAAAGAAATTTTCCGCAGATACAGGCAAACGTTTGTCAGTTCCGAGAGTGCAAAAGTTTGACGACAAGATTTGGAAAAGCGTGATGGAGCGAAACCTTAAATTGCAGGGGTATTCGGTTACTATCTTGCATGACCCGACCGAGGACATCAAACAAGCGGAGGCAAAGAAAAAGCAGTTGAAAGTTTCTGCAACCCCGAAAGCTAAGAGCACCGAGGAACAAGAGCGTGAATTTCAAGAGGCAGTAAAGAAGGCGGTAGCCGCTGAAATTGCCAAGTTATCAAATATTTCAAAGGGTAAGAAAGATGCTGACAACGGAAGTACTAAAGGCAAATGAGAGTCTGGTGACTCTGAGTGACGAACAACTGAATGCCATCGTGACACTCTCGCAGAATGACGAGAACGCAGTCATCGGTGCGAGGTTCGGTGAGGTCTACCGTACATTTGACGAGAACATCGCAAAGGCTTCGGGAATCTCCCGTAACGGAGACGAAAAGACCTACGCCTATCTTGACAGGGTGCTCGTTTCACTTAAGGAGCAGAATAACGATGCAAGCAGGCAGGTTGCAGAACTTGCAAAAGAAAAGGCACGTTTGGAAAAGGTTATCGCTGACGGAACAGGAGATGCAGAAACAAAAAAGGCTCTCACGCAGGCTCAGAAGGACTTAGCGTCCGTAACCTCCCAGTATAACGATTTGAAAGCCGATTATGACAAGTTGGGCGAGAGCCACCGAAAGGAGTTGTTAGGACTGCGTATAGATGCAGAACTTGCAACTGCCCAGCAAGGTTTGAAAATCAAAGCTGGATTTCCGCAGAGCGTAACCGATGTGATTCTTAAGAACGCTATAGGCAATATCAAGTCTATGCGTCCCGAGTTCATAGATGACGGAAACGGAGGCAAGGTTCTTGCGTTCAAGGACGCACAGGGAGCGATTCTCCGTAACCCCGAAAACCAACTCAATCCATTTACTGCATCGGATTTGCTTCGCAAAGAATTAAAGCAGATGGGTGTGTTAGACGAGGGAGTGCATCAGACAGGGGCAGGGTCAGAGCCAGTGACAACAAAACCCACTGGAGACACTGCAGTTGATTTGTCGGGAGCGAGAACAAAGAACGAGGCATCGGATATCATTGCAAAGCAACTGCTTAAAAGAGGCTTGATAAAAGGCTCAAAGGAATATCAAGACGCATTTAACGAGGCATGGACGACAAATAACGTGGCTAAGTTACCTATGAAGTAACAAGCCATGATAATGAGGTCAGAGGGTAAGACCGCATCAGTTCATAAACAAATTTATTAATCATTCTAAATCTTTATTTCGATTATGAGTTTAGTAGCAACAAGACTTCAGAACTGGCGAGTTGAGAATCCCGAATTAGACCGCAACATGGCTCGCCCGCTTGAGTATGGTGCTCTTGACTTCTTCGCAAGTCAGACTGACGCACCTAACTCTATTATTTCCCCAGAGTTGCGTGATAGGGCATTCGCATCTATCGGCAACGTTGTCCAAGTCCCTGTCATTGACTATGACGGAAGTGTGACCGTGAGCAACACTCGTTCCTGCACCATTTCAGATGACGAGAACACATCCGCACTCTACACAGTGACTTGGACTACCTATAGCGTAGGTTTCACAATGGTGCCAGCGGCTTACATGAACAACGAAATTAGCTATGACCACGACTTTATCCGCAAGATGGAGAAGATTACCCGTGCTCTCGCTACTTCGCTTGATACCGCCGCTATCGCTGCACTGGAGGCAAACAAGACGCAGGTGTTCAAAGATTCACTGCAGTATACAGTGACTTCAAATGCTCTTGCAGTACCTACCCAGTTGGCACAGGATGTTCTTGGCGACATCAATCCGATGATGCGTGCAAACGCTTATCCAGAGCAGATACACATCGTGGGCAACGCTGGAACTGACTCACTCGTTCGCAAACTTGCCCAGCATGGACTCTACAACGATGTCAATAAGCAACTGGAGTATGACGGAAAGGTGTTCCACTTCACTACCAATCTTGCGAACGGCACTGGCAACTATGCGTCATTCTATGCAGTAGCAGATGGCAACGTAGGTGTTTTGACAAGAGTTGACAGAGAGGCATTAAGAGGTACGAAGGCTAATTTCCATGAGTGGGATGTTGTTCGTCTGCCTTACATTAATTTGCCTATCGGTTCTCACTATTACACCGCAGTTGGCGACCAGTCTGCAATCGCAGGAGACGCAACCGCAGACCTTACCTGTGCAGTTAAGGAGTATTTCGGATTCAGTGTTGACGTTGCCTTTATCGTGGCATACAATAGTGACCCGACAACTGTTGCAAATCCTATCATTAAGGCAGGTATCGCAACACCGGGAACTGACACACCGATTGCTCGCCCTGTATACGTTGTCAATGCGGCCGACTTTCAATGAGGCGGTGTATAACAACGACTTCAACAACGATTTCTTTCATAGTTAGTAACCCAGAGGGGGAGGGTATTTAAATCCCTCTCCCTCTTTTTAATTAATACTGCTAAATGATAAGACTAAGCGAGATTAAAGATGCGTTCGCACACCTTGTCGGGTGGGAGACACTGCCCGAGGACACTGCATCGGGAAATTGGCAGGAGTTTACGGAGAGCGAGAGCGGACTGACTTATAACGATGCTCATCCGCTGATGACCCTGCAGAATATCAAATCAGCAATGCCCGAGGATTTTGTCCTTAGTTATCCCGAATACTCTGCCACTGCTAACTATGTGCGTGGTGACAAAGTTAGGTTGGGCAAAGTTGTTTATTATGCACTTGTAGACGCACCATCAGCACCTACGGACGAGAATAGCGGTTGGGCGGTCTATCCGTACCTTTACGACTACCTTACAAAGTTAACAGAGAAGGGCATTACGCAAACCATGCAGAGATTTACCGCTGACAAGAAGATAGCAGGCGAGAATAAATCACTGCTGGAACGTATGACGTTTTTTGACGGAGCAGGTCGGTTGAACGCTACACTGGAGAACAGGCATCAGCTTGTAGGCTTTGAGATTGTCCCAGTCCGTTCCATGGGTGTAACGACAAAGATAGAGCGTATCGGATTCCAAGGTGTCGGAGGCACAGGGGCAATTCGTATGTACGTCTTCCATTCTTCCCAAACCGACCCGATGGCGGTAATGGATTTCAGCTATACTAAAACGAACGGAGGTTTCCAGTGGTTTACACCCGAAGAGCCGTTATACTTGCCATATATCAGTGACGGGAACGATAGCGGTGGAGCGTGGTTTCTATGCTACAATCAAGATGACCTACCGCAAGGATTGGAGGCGATAAATATCTCCAAGGACTGGAGTCGTGACCCCTGTGGAACTTGCAACATCGGAAGTCTGCAGGCATGGAGGGAGTTGACAAAGTATTTGCAGATTTCTCCGTTCTGCTACAATGCACCTACAACGTTTGCGGAATTTCCCGAGATGCCCGATGTTGAGATGCTTAAATACACCAACACTCAGAACTATGGACTTAACGTTGAAATATCGGTCGGGTGCGACTTGACTGACTTTATCGTGTCACAGAGACAACTCTTTGCGAACGTCCTGCAGTTGCAAGTCGCATACAATGCACTCCGTACAATGGCAATGAATCCCGATGTGCGTGTCAATCGCAATCAAAGCAATGTCAGCCGTATGGACATTCTTTACGAACTTGACGGAAATACACAGGGGCGGAAAGGCGGTCTTGGCTATGAACTGGAGAAAGCGTATAAAGCGATAGAGATTGAGACAAAGGGTATTGACCGCATCTGCTTAACTTGCAATAACATGGGTGTAAAATACAGAACTGTATGACTATAATTGACCAACTCTTGCAGAAAGTTCAGACATTTTATGCTGGACTGACGGACGGGACGTATATCTCTGAAATTATCAAGGAATACGAACCCGAGATTTGCGACATGAACTCCGAGAACCAACTCTTTGAGCATGGAGTGAACAGGGTGGGAGTTGAGATTATGGATTATATGCCTTACACACCTAAGACGATTGAGATAAAGGAAATCAAGGGTCAGCCGACAAACAGAGTGACATTGCGTGACACTGGTGACTTCCATGCGTCTTTCCGTCTGATAGTCGAGCGTGACAAATTCACAATCACCGCAGACGATTTCAAGACCGAGGGACTGATTAGGAAGTATGGCCGTCAGATACTCGGTTTAACGGACGAGAATGCGTCTGAACTGGCACATGAGTATATTTATCCAGACCTGCTGAGGAAAGCGAGAGACGTTATCTTAGGCGGGAAATAAAGCATGATTTATGAACAGAGTAATATTTAAGCAAAACCCGACACTCTTTGACAAGGCATTCAGCTACATTCAGACCGCACTGGCAAATGAACTGCCGTGGCTTGACCATGTGTTCCCGCAGGCTGAGCGGTTGGTAAAGCTGATTGACAAAAAGCGTATCTACTCCCCGAATATATACATCGGGGACAACGAGTATGAGCAGATATTTCCCGATACGGACGGAATCGGGAATTACTCTTTCTTTCTGCTGGACGAACCGCAGAATGTCAGCTATGAGGCAGGGAGCAGGGTACACATGACCGCACCTTTCTCGCTTATCGTATGGTTTGACATACGCACATTGTACAGCGAGGACATCCGTGACCTGGAACAGGCGAAAAAAGACGTCTTACGTGCCGTCAGACGCACGTGGATGAGAGAGGGCGCATTTACTATCACTGAAGTGTTTCAGCGTGCAGAGAACGTGTTTAAGGAGTTCACGTTGGATGAAGTGGATAACCAGTATCTCATGCAACCTTACGGAGGATTCCGTCTGCGTGGCAAGATACAGATAAATGAGGAGTGCGAGGTATGAACTGGGTAGTGATTATATTTGCCGTTTCCTCCCTGTCTGCCTTCCTGCTCAATCTGCTTAACAAGTGGGAATTTATTGAATGGGTGCAGGTGCATGGAAACGATTTCTTTTCAAAAATGTTCTCCTGCTGGTTCTGCCTGTCATGGTGGACGAACGTCCTTGTCTGCATCCTCATCGCCATCATCATGCGTGACTGGCGGTTCTTGTTTTTGCCACTAATTACGACAATTTTAACAAAAAAGTTGCTATGAAGAAAGTAAAGCTGGGCAGTCATTCGCTGGAGATATACGACAGTATTGACGAGTTGCCGATGAAACGTTTTCACAAGTTTAACAAAATGATGCTTGTTGACAGCGGTGTCGGCAGTTCGCTCTCTGATGCTGACGCACATCTGGAGCGTATAAAGGCATTTATCAGAGTAAAGAAAGCGGACGAGGCGATAAAAGAGGTCGACAACCTCCGCACTAACTTGTATTTCGTCATCTCGTCTATCTCTCCGAAAAACCTTGCTTTTGCCTCGCTTGTAAAGTCGCTGGACGGGACGGAATGCAACGATTTGTCTGACGATGGTCTGCAAGAGGTTGTGGATAAACTGGGAGATGTCACGGTGGCTGAGTTAAACGAAGAGTTTGACTCAGTTAAAAAAAAAATAGAGAGTGACCTCCTGCAGTATTTTCCGCAGATGTTTGACGACAGCAGCGCAAAGGAATATTTCGACCTGCTGAGACGCAGGACGCTCTCTGTGTTGGATGGCATTATCAGCGGAAAGGCAGATGAGAACGAGATAGAGCGAATAACGACAGAGTTGTTAGTTTATTCAAAGCCATACCTTTTCAGCGGTTCAGATAGTGCCGAGGTGCAATTTGACAAGCAGTTCGACAAGATGTGCCATATAATTAGCTATCATCTCAACGTCTCACCGAAGGATTACACAGTGACGGAGTATTATTCTGCATTTGACTATATCAAGGAAATTATCAAGGCTAAGAAAGCCGCCTATAAAATCAAGTAAATATGGATAATCCAATCAAATATTCTGACCTTATCAGTCCAGACAGCTCTATAACTGACCTCATCAATCAGTTACAGCAGTTAGCAAACCAGTATGCCAGCAACATCGCACAGATAAAGCAGGGGGCGCAAGACCTTGCCAACTCATTACGCAACGTGAACGGAGCGACAGAGCAGGGGAGGGAGAAAACTAAGCAAGCGGCTACGGAGGTTGAGAAACTTGCCCAGCAACACCGAAAGTTGGCAGAAGCGGAGGACGGGACACACAAGGAAATGATGCGGTTAAAGCAAGCTACGAAGGAGGCGAACGACATCGCAAGGCTGGAGGTTAAGATTGCCAACTCCAAGGAGGGCAGTTACAACCGCCTGTCTGCTCAGTACTCGCTCCTTAAAATCAAGCTAAACCAAATGTCTGAGGCCGAACGGAAGAACACCAAAGATGGCCGTGATATGGAGGCACAGGCGAAACGCATCTATGAGCAGATGAAGAAACTGCAGGAAGCTACAGGCAAACACCAACTCAACGTGGGTAACTACTATGAGGGAGTATCGCAGGCGTTTAAAGACTGGGGCAACCAACTTCCAGGTATTATCGGCGGGAATAACCAGTTGTTCAAGTCCTTCATGTCACTCGGTTCTTCGATGAACGGAACGACAAGCATCATGGGCGGTCTGTCTGCTGGATTGAAGGCTCTCGGCTCGACACTTATGTCTCTGATGGCTAACCCTGTATTCCTCGCAGTCGCTGGAGTGGCTGCAGTTGGTATGGGTGTCAAATGGTGGTATGACTACAATGCGGGCATACAGGAGGCTACACGTCTTACTCGTGAGTTCACTGGCATGGTCGGTGACGAGCTTGTAGACTTCCGCTCCGAGGTTCTGGCCATCTCTGACACATGGGGCAAGGAGTACAAGGAGACATTACAAGCCATTGACGCAGTGCAGGCGAATTTTGGCATCTCATTCCGTGAGGCGGCTGAGGCAGTCAAGGATGGATTTCAAGCTGGTGCGGACCTCAATGGCGATTTTCTTAGCAAACTCCAGCAATACCCTGCATCATTCCGAGAGGCAGGAGTGAGCGTAAAGCAGTTTGTTGCCATATTAACGCAGACACGAAGTGGTATTTTCGGCGACAAAGGACTTGACGCAATCAAGCAGGCGAACGCACGTCTGAGAGAGATGAATAAGTCAACCGCTGACGCACTGGACGCAATCGGCATCAACAGTCACAAGGTTACTGAGGACTTGGCGACTGGTATGCGCTCCACATTTGACGTGCTGCAGGAGGTGTCCGCAAAACTCGCAGAACTGCCTCCAGCATCGCAGGAGGTCGGCAATGTGCTAATGGATGTGTTCGGCAAGCAAGGCCGTGACGCTGGTCTCGAGATGATAAAGTCACTCGCAGACATCAACACCAACCTTGACGAGGTAAAGAAAGGCACTGGAGAACTCGGAGAACTGGAGGCACAGCAGGCAGATGCGGAAAAGGAGTTGCAAGTCGCTTTAGCTGCGTTATTCGACCAGACAGGAGGAAACTTTGAGCGCATGAAAGCCAATCTATCTATCTTTGTCAAGAAGGCTCTCACATCGCTCATTAAAGGCTTTATCAACCTCACAAACTACATCATTGACGCTTATAACAAATCAGCCGCCTTCCGTGCTGTGTGGGCTGGCATTGCGGCTCTCGTCACTGCCCAGTTCAAGTTGATTGCAAACGTCCTCAATGCGTTTAAGGACTTGCTTGTCGGACTTGGCAAGGCACTTGTCGGAGTGTTCACGCTTGACTTGGATGAGTTGTGGGAAGGTGTCAAGCAGTTCTCACTCGCTTTGCCTAAGATGATGGCTCGGCAGGTGCGTGACACATCGCAAATCATTATGAACTCGTTTGACACTATCGCACACGGACATATCGACCCCATAAAAATCCCTGTGGAGTTTACGGACGAAAACGGCTATCAGATAGGCGACAACGTTCTAAAGGCGGTAAATGCGGCTCATAACATCAGCAATCATAAATCCAGAAACGCATCGTCAGATAGCGGTAGCAACAATGGAAATGGAAGCGGTAACAGAACAACTGCATCTACTACAAGGAAATCACCTGCCACAAAAAGTGGTGCGAGGACTAAAGCCTCCAGAGGTTCGGGCAGTGGCAGGACGGTTGATCCCGTCAAGGCGATGGAAGAGGAATTTAAGGCTCAGTGGCGGTTGTATCAAGAGAATTTGAGGCAACGCAGACAGTATGAGGACTCCCAGCTGGTACTGATTGAGAGCGCAGAGGAGAGAGAGAAGAAAGTCGCCAAATACAAGTTCGACAGGCAAATCCAAGACCTTGTGGACACTCGCAACTACTGGGCGAAACTGCATCAGTTGAATGCAAAGAACCAATGGACACCCGAACAAGACAAATGGATTAACGACCGTATAACCTCCCTGCAGTTGGAACGTACGGAAGCACTGCTGAACATCGAGCGCAAATATATGATTGAGCGTAACCAAGTCGAGAAGGAGGGAAACGAAATGTTGCTTAAAACGATGAAGGAGGGAAGCGCAGAGCAGTTGGAACTCCGCAAACGTAATCTCGAGTTGGAGCGTCAGACCGCACTGATGCAGGACGCTATGAAGCCGTTGGCAGAGCAAATCGGTGCGTCTACCATCAACAAAATGTATGATGCTGAACTGGCGAATCTCATGGACGAATACACCCAGCATCAGTTAGAACTCTATGATAAGGAGCAAGAATATTATCAGAGTGAGTTTGATTTACTGCAGAAATCCGAGAAGAGCAAAACCAAATACCGACTGCAGGCTGAGAAAGAACGTCTGCAGAAGGTGCTGGAGTTAAACGAGCAGATGAATAACAAGATGTCTGATGTCGAGGTGCAGGCGATAAAGAACCAAATCGCAAAAATAGACAAGGACATCAAGGCACTGCCAAACAACGATATTTACGATATGCTCGGTCTTGAACTGGGAGATGAGCAGAAACAAGCCATCGACCAGTCACTGCAGTATGCCACGGAGGCTTTAGACACGTTCATGAACTCTTATGTGCAGGCGGCTGAGGCAAAGGCGAGACTTGCACAACAAGACGTTGACAACGCAAAGAAGGTGCTGGAGAGTGAGATTGAGGCGAGAAACCAAGGTTACGCATCAGATGTCGCCACCGGCCAAAAGGAGCTTGATTTGGCACGTAAACAGCAGGAAAAGGCACAACGTCAGCAGGAGAAGGCACAGAGAGCGCAGGCGGCTGTGCAGGCGGCTGAGCAAATCGGAAACCTTGTCACTGCATCCTCTCTGATTTGGCGACAACTCGGTTTCCCGTGGGCGATTCCAGCACTTGCCGTCATGTGGGGTTCATTTGCATACTCAAGGATTAAGGCGGCTCAGGCAGTCGGAAGCGAGACCTACGGTGAAGGTACGGTTCAACTGCTCTCGGGTGGCTCTCATCAGTCTGGCAACGACATAGACCTTGGAACGACACCAGACGGCAGAAGACGCAGAGCAGAGGGAGGCGAGTTCTTCGCAGTCATCAACAAACGCAACAGCAGACGTTACCGCAAGGTTATCCCAGACGTTATCCGCTCTCTGAACGATGGTTCGTTTGCTGGAAAATACCTCAATGCCTACAAGACGGATGACGGACTGCTCGTCAACGTCACGCAGTCTCCAGCAGAGTTAAAATCCCTGTCCTCTGATGTCTCAGCTATCAGAAAGGCACATGAGCGCAAGATGTATGCAGACGGACGTGGCAACGTCATCGAGGTTTACAAAAACGTTAAACGCACAACGAAAGGATGATTATGGCGACACCGATTTACCGATTTTTCCTGCAGATTGAGGATGGGCAAAAAACCATTGCCCATCCCATCTATAAGTCAGACGTGACACTCGACTATCAGCTGGAGAGCGGAAAGAAGTTTTTCCGCAGGCAACTTAACGGCAAACTGACATTCGTCCGTGAGGACTACACTCTGATTATGTCAGCCACCTATGAGCAGACACTGACGCTGTATATGGAGATTTCCACGGACATGGGTCTTATATGGACGCAGTACTGGGAGGGGACGTTCAGCAGAACGGATTTGACGATAGATTTTGCCGATAAGGTAGTAACAGTCCAGCCGACCGTCAAAGACGCATACAAGGCGGTTTTAGACGGCATAGAGAAGGAGTATAACCTCATTGAGTTAGCACCGCAGACGGACAGGGTTCTCGTTACGAAACGTCCGCTGATACAGACATACGTCCCAGGAGACACCGTTGTCTCCTGTTTCCTCAGTGGCAGTCACTGGGAAGAGGACGCAGAGGAGGTGACCAGCGGTTCAGCATTGATAAACACATATCGGTTCGCACTCAACACCATACTAAAGGAAATCGAGTTGACTGCAGACGGGGGTCTCTCTGATGCCGTAGGCACATACAGCGGTAGAGTGACTGCAGTGGACGATATTGGCACATATAACGGCACACTTAACCGCTCTGACGGCAGATATAAGATTACAATCGCAAGTACTGGCGGGCAGATCCCTGGCAGTCAGTGGACGTGGCAGACAACTGTCGCAACGCTTATCCGTACGTCAGACAATGCCAGTCT